GACCTTTGATTGGATCGGAACCCCGGTTCCAGACAAAAAAAGGGGCGAGCCCTTTCGGGCTCGCCCCTGCAGTTTGCGCGTTGTCCTCGTACGAGGACTAGGCCGCCTCCTTCTCCGCCAGCATCGCGCGCATGCGCTTCTCGATCTCGCGCGTGCTCATGCTGCGCACGTTCTTCGGCGACAGGAAGATCATCTGCGCCTTGACGATGTCGAGCAGCAGCGGATCGTTGTTGCCCGGGACCGCCTTCTTGTCGCGAGTGAAGCCGTTGATGTGCTTCTTGAGCGCCTTCAACTGCGCCTCGACGATCTGCTTCAGCGTCTTGGGCTCACTGTCGCCGCGACCCTTGTTGCTGCGCTTGTTCGCAGCGTCGATCGCCTTCTGCAGCACGTCCGCGCTCGGCGCGGCCTCCTGCTTGTCGGCGACCTTAATCGCCTTGGACGAGAGGTCGCCGTTCTTGCTGAACCAGCCGGTGTGGCGCAGCGCTTGGCACGCGTAGAGCAGGCCGGTCTTGCTCGGCTTCATCTCGCCGAAGCGCTTCACCAGTGCGGGCGCGCACGTCAGGTCACCGACCTGCGTGATCGTCCACATCTTGTTGCGCTCCTGCTTGCTGATGCCGGTGAGGCCGATCAGCACGTCGAACGCCTTGCCATCAGCGAGGCCCGTGTCCTCCGCCTCGTGATAGGCGATGATGCACTTGCCCATGAAGGTGAAGTACGGCGAAGACGTTGACGACTCAGCCGTGGCGTACGCCTTGCCAGCCTTGATGGCTTCGACAACGAGCGCATTCTTGGGATTGAACTTAGCCATAACAATTTCGTCCTCGTACGAGGACGCCTTTCTGCAAAGCCGCACTCAGGCGGCGGTTGTGAGAGAAGCGGACGCCTCTCCCTATATAAGGGGATAAAATCCAGCCCTGTATGCACCGAACGTCCTCGTACGAGGACGACACGCGCGTGCGCGGCGGCGCGACGACTGGCCACGGCAAGCATTCTTCGAATGGCCACGGCCCCCCACCGCCACTTGGACAGGCCGGGCCCCCCACGTCGCCGCTTTCTCTGTGTCAAAAATATAGAATGCAAATTTCCGCCCTCACCAGCTTCTTGACATTTAGTTCCCACTTACCCAAATTCCCCCCACCATGATGCACCGCGACCCAGAGTTTGTGCCTCACCGTGCTGGTGTGTTTGCCTTGAAGAATGAGCGGCGGAGGCTTGTGTATGTGAGTTGGACGCAGAATTTGCAGAAGCGTTCCCACGCGATGTCGCATATGTTGCTTCGTTATGACCGGTGGCTAAGGAACCCGAAAAAGATTCAGCCTTACTGGCCCATCAGGGCTTTGCCGAGGCACGCCAGCAAGGAGTTCATCTTCATCGTCGAGGCGATTGTCGCCACGCCGATGCGGGCGTTGGAGGAGGTCAACAGGATACAGAGGAAGTACCAGAGGTTGGGTTTCAGGATAGTAGGGGGCAACCGGGCGACGACGGGGATGGTGAGGGTGGAGGGAAGAAAGCTGAGGTTGGCCGAGGCGGTGCGCGATTACAGCGACGACGATTACATCACGGTGTACCGGCGGCTGGAGAGGGGTTGGACGGTCGAGCAGGCGTTGGGCATGGAGAAGCCGGACCCGCGCTGGCACATGCCCAAGCAGAAGCTGCGCAAGCAGCGGGAGAGGGAACGGTACGAACTCAGGTCGTGAGGGGCGCTTATGATGCTAGGAAGGAGATGTCATATGGAAGCAACGACGCATGATTACGGTTCGATCGGTTGGGCGGTGCGGCACCTCAGGCATGGTCACGCCATGCGGCGCACGTCGTGGCCGGAGGGCACTTTTGTGAGTTATGGCGATGTTGATAGCGCCTTGCCGGGGCTGTTGCGTCTCACCGACAAAGACGGTGTGATTATAGATTGGGTGGTGCCGCAGGTCGACCTGCTGGCCATGGACTGGGTCCATCAGGACCCGACGCTGCCCGGCGAGTATCATGCCGTCGAGTGACGCCTCTGAAAGACTCAAACAACTGGTCGACGATCAGATCGTTCGCGGGTTCCAGCATGTCGAATGGTTGAGCCAGTTGGCGATCGTGCTGGAGACTGCCAACGCCAAGCGTGGCGGCGGCACGCCGTTTCAGTCGGGTGCCGTCATGCGCATCAGGATGGCCGTCAGATATATTGAACTGTTGGAGCGCGAGACCCGCGACCTGACTCGTCAGGTAGCGGGTCTGGAGGAGGAGATCAAGTTCCTAAAAGGTTCCGACGACGAGGAGGGGCGGTGAAACGCGTTTTTCTAGCGCTACAAGAAGGGAGAGTTGTCATCATGACACAGGAGCATCACGAGCAGACCTTGGCGCGCGCCGGTTTGCAGCAACAGGAGCTTCAGCAAGGCAGCCAAGGTCAAGCCCAAGCTACCGTCACTGCCCTGCCGCACTCGGTCGACGAGTTCGTCAAGGCGCAGCAGTGGTGTTTGGATAATGGAAGGATGCTGACGCTCGCCTCCGCGACTGTTTTAGAATTTACTCAACCCGTCACCTTCATTCTGCGCGGCACCAAGTTTCCGACTGGCTTGAGTGCCTATGGCGCGCTGTTCAAGTGGCGGACGGACGGCAACTGGGAGCGCACCATGCTGCGCTACACCACGACCAACCCCGATGGCCAAGCCTACGAGAACCAGTATTTTACTTTGAGAGGCTTGACGGTAAACGCTGATCAAACTGGCGGGTCGCAAGCTTCGCCGCAAAAGGTGTTATGCGTCGATGCTCTCCATGGGGCGGCGATACGCGGTGCCGATATCGCCGACGTTACCATCGAGGGCTGCGTCAATGGCATCTGGGTCGAAGGAGAGGTCTTCGAAAGCTATATCCGTCACCCCCGCCTGTCGTGGTGCCGCAATGCAGGCATCGTCGTCCGGCACGGTTACGACACCGATCTTCCACCTGCCGAGCGGGCCGTCTGCTCCAACATCTTCATCTCCCAGCCCGACATCACGCGCTGCTCTCAGAACATGGGTGCGGCGATGGGCATCCATGCGGACAGATGCTCCAGCGTCATCATCACCGATGGCAACTTCATCTCGCTCGATGGACCCGGCATCTACGGCACCAACGGGCTGAAGTCTGTCCACAACTGCGAGTTCGAGAACGTCGGCAACACCAACGGTGCCGCCATCGTCACCGAACACAACGACTTCGTAACCTCAGTGATCGCCTGCCGAGGGTCTAACACAGCGGGGCAGATGAAGGTCCTGCTGCGCCACGGCCCCGGTGCCGACGACCCCAACCTCATCTTCGCCCACTGCTGGATGTACGCGGGCGACCTGTTGGACCCATGACCACTGTTCCCTCGACCTCCGACGCGCGATCGCAGCCCGTGCTATGCTCGGCTGAAGGCAATTTTCACCAAGCGGCTGCAGGAGGAGCGCGGCGACAAGCGGGTGCTGATGCCGCAGCCGGGCTGGGCAGCATGAGGAAGGACAACATGGCTAAGGATACTTTGGGAAGGCTCGGTACTCGTATCGAGGGTAAGCAGTTCGTCGACAGCACGAGCGACGAGCGCACCGTTAACAACGTGATGCGCCACGAGTACCGCGTGCTGACTGACGAGGAGAAGAACTGGATGAAGGCGGTCAAGGACTGCGGTCTGCAGTTTCATGACATCCTCGGAACTCTCGCTAACCTCACCAGCGACAGCCGCGAACTCAGCCTCGCCAAGACCCGTATCGAGGAGGCCGTCATGTGGGCGACGAAGCACATCACGCGATGAAGACCGGGGACATCGCCACGTTCCGTGTGCGCCACGGCCACGTCAGCAAGGACAACAATCCCGATGGCGTCCGGGTCAACGGCGGCAGTTGGGAGTCGACGGTCGTCACCGTCGACCCCGAGATCGCTGATCCTGTGGTGATCCAAGCGCGTCTGCACGAGGCGTTCCAGCGCTTCATCGTCGGCATCACGCTTGAACGCGTGGCCGAGCAGAAGAAAAGGCTTCAACAGATGAAAGCGTCATGACCGCCCAGGCGCAAACCCTCTACCTCTGCGACCGCTGCCCTACTCAGGTGCACGCCGATGCGCAGAACGCCGTCGCCATCGTGCCCGAGGGCTGGCTGGCCATGATGACCGGCGACGACAAGGCGGCGCTGTCGTCGACCGGCCGGGTCAGGCACCTCTGCCCGGCCTGCCGCAGCGCGTTCGCCACCTTCATGACGCACAATACCGCCTAGTACCAAGTGCTGCCGGTGATGGTGCCGTTGAAGCCGTTGGCCGACTTGTCGGTCAGTGTCGTGCCGGTGCCTTCGGAGAAGTCGAAGTACAGCGAGGTGTTGGCGTCGACGGCAGGCTTGTTGGCATAAGAGTTGTAGGTCGTCATGTACGTTGCATTGCGCACGATGTTGGAGAAGGCGAAGAAGTTCATCATGTAGTCGCCATAGTTGTTGGGGTTCTGGTTGCCGATCCACATCTGCCCGGCGTTGCCCATGATCGACCCGGCAAGGTTGTTGATCTTGATCGTCTTGGCCGTGTCCTCGACGCCGTCGATGTAAATTTTCACTCCGGCAGCCGTCGAACTGCCGTCATAGGTCACGCCGATCATGTGCGCGTTGCCGTCGACGACATTGACGCCGCCGTAGAGATCGATGGCGCTCTGCGGTCCCGGCGATCCCAACAGGTCCTGCATGATGCGTACGCAGACCCGGCCACCGGGTCGGCCGTCGCCTGCCGTCGTGCCGTCGATCCACACCTCGTAGCCGCAGTAGGGCGCGTTGATCACGTTGGTGAACAGCACATGGCCGTTGACGGCGTCGGCAACGACCTCGGCACAGTTGCAGTGCATGGTCCACGGCTGGGTGCGCTCGATGCGCAGGTTGGTCCCCGCCAGCTTGATGTTGCCGGTATCGGGGATGTACAGCGCCTTGCGGCGCGCCACGTTGAACGGTGCCAGTGCCCGGATGGTCGGCAGCGCTGCTGCGGCAAGGCGCTTGGGGTAGACCGCCATGCGCACGATGCGGCCGACGAACGGGTTGCTGACGGTGATGCGGTTGCCGAAGTAGACCGGGCTGAAGGCGTCGTAGACATTGTCGTCCTGCTGTCCGGTCTGGTCGTTCAGCATCGCCGTGCGCTTGGGCGTGACGGTCGAATAGCCGGAAGCGGAGAAGGTCGGGCCGGTCCAGTCGCTGGGCGAGAACACCAAGCGCACGGCACCGGGCGACTGATAGCAGGCGTTGCGCTGCGGGTTGTCGCCGCCGCCGTAGTACATGAACGAGTTGGCATTGGGCCCCATCGAGGTGGGGAACTGGTAGTTTCTCTGGTTGCCCCGGTCGGTCAGTATGGCGAAGGTGACGCCGGTCGCGCTGGTCGCCATCGCTGTGAGTAGCGCTCCCTTGGCTTGGATCGACGTGTCGCCCGGCGGGATCAGCCCGGCGCTGTCACGCACGGGTGCGCCGGTCAGCAAGGTGGTGATGGATACGTCCGACGTGCCGTCGAAATATTTGTCGCTGGCGAAGTCGAGAATGGCTGAAGGTACCGTGCCGTCGCTGAGCTTGTAGGGTTGATGCCAGTCGCCGATGGGGGCGGGCGGGTTGGCGGCGATCTCGTCGGCGAGGTTGGCAGCGAATAATGGCGGCCAGTGGGTGTTGATGTAGTTCGTCTGGAACGCCGTGCCCTGCGTCGTCAGGCTGCTGTAGATTTCATCCCATTCGGGGGACGATGTGCCGGTCGGCAGGGCGGGGGCTGTGCCTGTGGCCAAGCCTAAGGCTATGGCCATTTGGGGAGTGAAGATGCTGGGTGTGTGGTTGAGCGTCCACTGGTTGGCTGCAACGGTCGCCTCGGCGACCAGCGATGTGTAGATCGCATCGAGTTCGGCTTGGCTGGTGCCGATTGGGAGCGCTGCTGCCATTTGATCCCCCGTGTGCTAAAAACGTAGCGCTGACCTAAGGAGATCATGATGACACTTCCTGCTCCGCCTGTCTCTTCGTCCGACAACCCGGCCACCGAGTTGACCGACACCCAGAAGGAAGAGGCCACCAAGTATCTTGATGAATTGAAGAAGCGGGCCGACTACGAGGCGTGGCAGTGGATGGCCAACCGTGTGCCGCCAGCCATGCAGAAGATGTTCCTCGACGCCAACCCCGAGCCCGAGAATCCCGACGCGCCGAAGGTTGAGCCGCAGCAGGGGCCGCAGGAAGGCGCACCGGCCTAGTTGACTTAAAAGTCAATCACGTCCAACCGGCCGCCGTGATCGGTGGCCGCATCGACCGGTAGCGCGGCGTGAGCTTGCGCGTGACTACCTTGCGGGTATTGCCTTGCGTGCCGAGGCAGGCGTACTGCAGCGCGTCGGCGACGTGGCTCCACGGGTTCTTGTCGGGCAGTGGCTTGCTGACGTCGAGTTGGGTCTTGGAGTAGCGATAATGCCCGGCCATGCCTTGGACCAGCTTGGGGCAGCCACGTCGGCTGAAGATGATGGCGGGCCCACCATTACGTTGCTCAAGCAGGTACTTCTCGACGCCCCTGATGCGGGTGTCGATGTCGTTGGTGCCTGCTGGCACCGCGCTGAACCCCTCTGCTTTCAGAATGTCGAAGGCGTTGACTTCGTCGTACTGCGACTTCGCCACGCCAGCGGGGTCGCCGATCACGACGACGGGCCGGTTCGCATAGCGTGGGTGCTGCAGCACCGGGCGCAGACTCTGGCGCAGATGCGTGATCAGGCCGATGTCCTCGGCCTTCACTTCCTGTAACACTAAAAGCCTACCCATGTAGTCGGGCTGGCAGATGATCGACCATGGGTCGCGGCCGAAGTCCTGCCCGACATAGAGCGGCAGCCCGGGCTGCGGCTCAAGGTCGTCGACGCAGTGGAAGCTTGAGCGGAACGACGAGGCGAAGACGGCGGTGCCGGACGGATCGGGGCCGTAGAGAGCATGTACGTAGCGTTTGACCCAGTTCTCATTATTGGAGCGCGCCAGTCGTTCATAGTATCGCCGTCCTTGGGCAAGGCGGTCAGGATGGTCGATCGGGAGCTTCAGCGTCTCGGCGGTCTGCACGAGGTAGTTGAGGTTCTCCGCCCCTTCATCGAGCCCGCCGGGTTGGATGAAAATCTCCCAGTCCTTGGGCGGCAGGATCATGGTGTCGAACCACGGCGTGCCTTCCGGCGGCATGTTGGTGTCCATGATGATGCCGTGCCATGTGGCACCACCGTCGTCGGGCATCGGGTAACGGCCGCAGCGGCCGGTGATGTCGTCGATCAGGTCGCGTTCGATCTCGATGGCTTCCGAAACGAATGCCCCGGTGAGGTTCATCGACAGGATGCGGCGGCGGTCTTCGGGCTCCTCCAAGGGCAGCAGCAGCCACTCGGATCGCACATCGCCAAAGTTGAAGTAGATGGTGTTCTCGCTGACCTTCCAGTGGGCGATGCCGCTGAACCAGTGGCTGATGTCCTTGAGCACGGTCTGCTTGAGTTGTTGCAGGGTCTGCCGCAGCAGGGCGAAGCGCGTATAGCGTAGCCCGTTGAGCGCGCTTGACTGCATGAGCGAGCGGCGCATCAGTTCGAAGATCACGCCCGTCGTCTTGCCGCTGCCGAGCGGTCCGGCGAGCAGGCGGTAGAACGCCTCCGACTGCATCATGCGCGATACAGTTGGCGGGGCGTGATAGTTGATCTCGCTCATGTTGGTTGTTTGTCGATCAGTACAGCGGCACCTTCGATGGTCTTGGCGTCGACCATCTTCTCGAAGCTCTGCGGCTTGTCGCCGATGTAGATGTTGAACCTTACCTTCTCACCGGCATCGGGCGTGCTGCTGTCGCGTTTGACCAGCCCGGAGACCGACGAGGCCCATTTGAGCGCGTTGATCTTCTCCGACATCGGCTGCTTCTTGTCGTGGATGAGGTCCCATACTTCGGGGATGCTCTCCTCGATCATCGTCAGGTTCTTGGCGACGATGCGTTCTTGAATCGATCTGGGGTCGCTGCCGCCCCACAGCGCCTGCTCTTCTTCCAGCCGCACCCGGAAAAAATGCGATCCGATAATGCTTTGGTAGGTGTCTTCGTCGATCTTGTATTGCTGCAGGATGCGGTCCAGAGGGATCAGATCGCGGGCAATTTCCCGTGCCAATTTCGACGCCATGGTCTCGATGGCGTACCGGTTGTCATC